TTTTTACTTCTGAAAATCAGTAAGGTTTCTTTATATACGTTATGAAATAAAATTTCTATCTCTTGAATAATCACAAAATGTTGCCATTTTGTTGCCAATTACTAAACAAATTTGTTTTCAACCCTCATAAATACTGGATTCTTATGATTGTGTGGATTATTCAAACTCAATAACAACGTTTTAGCGGCTGCTGTTTTTGTATGTTTCATACACGTTTTTATTATTTATATTATTTATATTATTTATGGTTTTTCTGGCTCTCAAAATTTCCGGTACAATTTTGGTACACATTATTCTGTTTGCCCTCTTCCCAGCTTTTCCAAATACAAGGCGGCTGCCTCCTCGTAAAAATCAGAGCGGCTGTATGCTTTTCCCTCTTGCTGGCGCCTTTCTTCCACGTACTCGTCAATAGCGTCAAGCCGATCAAGTGGTGCGTGGACTGTTATCGGTACCCGGCGCGAGGCACCTTTAAATTTTCTACCGTATGTTGCTGCCATCTTTATTCCTCCCTTTTTAGAGGGCAATCTTTTCTGCACCCCTCTTCCGGGCATACAGGTCTTGTGCCCAATGCCGCGCAATGGTAATGCTCTCCCTTTGAAAAACTCAACATACAAGCGGTGCAATTTATTCCCTTTTCATCAGAAAAACTTAAATTCAAGATAGCTTTCATCTCTTTTTCTCCTCGTGGTTTTTCGCTGCGTCGCCTGTCAGGCTGATCAGTGTACTCTTTGTATCGCTATCCAGTACCATACGCCACCGGAGCGGAATCTTCTCATATCCATACAGGGCGCCTGCCAATCCGCCAGTAATGGCCGCGATTGTGTCCGCGTCACCTCCCAGGTTTGCTGCCTTAACAACGGCCGCCTCAAAGTTCTTTGTGCTTCTCAGGCAGTGCAGCGCACAATGCAAGGAATCAACCACAAAACCGCTAGGGTTCAGTTTTACCGGTTTTGCCTTTCGGCTGTATCGTGTGCCCCTTGTTATGTCGTTTAGGCCGTTGCATAGTTTTTGCACCGGGTCTGCATGGTGCATAATTAAGTAGTATACCATTTTTGTATAAAGCTGGCAAGCCTCCGCGCTTAAATCATCCCAGTGTGTCAGGCGTCCGATTCTGTCCGCAACCTCTATGGCTCTGCTTTCGTCTGTATAGTACAGACCAGGGTACACGGTACGCATCAGGGCGCCATTGCCTGCGCTTCTGTTCCCGTTCTGCTGCGCTGTCAGCTGTGCTGCCTGCTCCCATAGTTCATATGGTGCCAGGCCCTTGCAATTTTTCAGTTCCGGCCGTCTCAGCATCATCTGCAGTGCGTTTGTGATCGCGCTGCGGCAGGTGCCGCCTATATCTTTCGGGCCACCCATGGCCCACTCTGCAAAGTGCTTGCCCGCCCACGGCTCCGGATTATCCGGGTACATTGCTATGCCCAGGGCTGCTGCGATTGTCATTTGCGTGTCGTCGGTAACTTCTCCCGGCTTTACGTTCAGCCATCCGCCGCCGATCATTTCTTTCACGGTTCCGTACTTGTGCTGGATTTCCTTTGCGTTCATAAATTCCAGTGGGGCGCCCAGTGCGTCCCCTACTGCTACACCAAATAATGCGCCGCCGATTTTGTTTGCTAAATTCGTCATAACTTTGCCCTCCTATGCGATTCTTTCAAATTCAAAAATACCAATGCTTGCAATAAAAGCCTTTGTTGTCCGGAGTCCGGTATTTACCTGCTGCCCGTCAACATACTGGCGTAAATAGTAGCCGCCTACCATCTTTACGACCTCCCATGTTTTCTTGCTGTTGTACCGGTCCCGGTACCATTCTCTTTTTACCATGCCGCCCTCCTCAATCAATAATACCGTTGCAGTTCTCCGTTAATCAGTTCCCACTGCCATCCCATGCAATCAAACCGGATATAATTATAATCACTTGAACAGTATACTGGTTTGCGTTCCCACGTTCCGCTCTCGCGCAATCGTCTGTACTTGTTTACCTCGTAACTACTTGCCTTGTCCAGTATGAGTATATTTTCCGGTGCAAATCCACACTCTGTATACAAAAACTTTTCTGCTTCCTGAACTGTAAGGCATGTACCTATTTTAGCAAGTTCTTCATAGTCCTCCTGGCTCATTCCTGTGCCAGCGTTTTCTGCGGGTTTCCATTCAAGCTCACGATCCAACTGTTCGCGCATTTTTTCAACCATAATCTGTGCGCCTTTCATTTGCTCTTGCCAAACTCTGCGCTCTTCCAGAATCTGTTTTTCCAGATCTGCAATTTTTTCTGCCCGCTGGCGTGTCAATCGCTGGATTCCTCCGTCCTTAACCCATGCCTTGCAAAATTCATCCTTTGAGCCATCAAAACTGTAATATTTTTCTTCAATGGCTGCGTATTCCGTGGCCGTCGGCTCAAATCCCGTGCGGTCAACAAATTCTCTAATCATCATAATAGCATACCCCTTTCCGGATCCGGCAGCTTACGCTGCCAGCTCCTGCACATACTCCATACCCTCAAAGCTACAAAAGCCGCCAGCATCCAAAATGCTCTGCAGTGCTCTCTTGCCACCGCATGGGATATACGGTATTAAAATACCAAACTCGTCACGGTCTGCACTAAAGGCAACCCAACCTTTGCCCGGTTCGTACAGCGCCCAACCTGTTACCACGCGGCTGATTTTCTTGGTCCCAAAATGTGTATTTCTTAATCTTTTAATCTGCATATCTCATGCCCTCCACTTTCTTATAATCTGGTATACATCCATGTTATCTGTGTAAACAGTTCCTGCAGCATATCGCAATATACATTGTCAAACTCTGCAACCTCAACAACTTTATCAGGTACCCATTCAAAAGTTTTCTTGTTCAGGTGGCCTGGTGTGTACTTATAAAAGTGCATCCGGTATGTGTCTGTTGCCTCGTCAAGGGTAACTGTCAGGCGGTTTGCCTTGCTGTGGTTCTTTGCAAGTGTCATTCTCAGGCTGTTGCCGTCTGCCAGGTAATTCTTTGAACCTGTCATTGCTGTAAATCTCTGGCCGCCTAACTGCTGTAAAATCGTTTCTGCTACACTCATTTTTTGTTTACCTCCGTATCTCTTTCAACTGTCTATATTATAAACCAATGGTGGTTTATAATCCATAGACCGAATAGACAAACTTTAGTGTAGTGAAGTGTACGAAAAGGATACAGAATAGACAACGGTTTTCGGGCACAAAAAAGAGGGTGGTTTTCTCAGTTTCAGGCGTTGGCCTGTCCCCTTGAAAACCCCCTCTTCGGCGCATTTTACACTATATTTTTATTTCTGTAAATCCCGGAATAACAGACAAAAAGTCATGCCAAAAAGATACAGAATAGACAACGGGCTTATTATACCCGTTTTACATAGTCCAGACTGATCCAGCCGGCTCCGGATTTCAGGCGGCCCCACTTGGTTGCTCCCTTTCCGTTTGCTTCCTCAACAATGGTATAGGTTCCTACTGGAATATACTGTGTTTTGGCGTAGCCGGTTCCTGGGCCTGTCCGGATGTTCAGGTCCGTAATTTCAACGCGCACCTGGTACGGCTGGAATGCTGCCGCTGGATAAACCTGCTTGCCGTTCCAGTCGAACACCTTATAGCCTTTGTTCTGATCAGCGCACGCTTTGGCGTTGTCATAGTTTTCAAAGGCTCCTTTCTGGCTTGCTGCATCCGCCCAGGTCTTGCGGACTCTGTAATATTTCTTTGCAGTAGTTGGCTGTGCTGGTGTTGCTGGTGTGGCTACTGCACCGCTGCCGATTCTCTTTTTAAAGTCGTTCCATGCGCTTTCAGATCCGCTTGCGGAGTTCCATCCGTACACGCCAGGGCATAACTTGCCGTTTACATCAAAATGGCGGATGACTCTGGAAGCCGGTACCCCGTACAGCTTCATGAGGTACTTGGTCAGTTCCACTGCACTGTCAATGGTTGCCTGCTCAAAATACCAGTCTTTGCTGTTGGCGTTCTTGTTTCCTTTGTTTCTTACGCACATTTCAATGGACACGCTGTTGGCGTTTCTGGCCACGCCGTACAGGCTGCCGCCATAGCTGGACTGTTTTCCGCCGCCTACGGCCCAGCAGTAACGGGCTTTCGGGTTCGGGTTATACTGCCACTTTTCGCCCTCGAAGCCGACATAAAAATCAGCGCTTGCCTGTGTCGTGCTGCGCTGATTGTAATAGTCAATATTGTTCTTTGCGGTACCTGTTGCACCTACATAGTGGATAACAATGTACTCAATTTCTCCGCTACGTGGGCTTGTGTTGTGTGTTCCGAAGTTCGGGTTCTGGTTAATTTTCAAGTTGCTCACTCCTCCCTTTGTTGCCTGATCGTATTTCGTCAAATTGTATTTGTTGATAATACTCAGGACTTTGCTTACATACTTTGTATCTGTTGCATATCCGCCTGCCTTAATGATTCCGATAGCTTTCGCCGGATCCGTTTCTCCTTTCAGGCCTGCGTAACGCTTTTTGTTTCCGTTCATGGCGCCCAGTAAATATGCGCTGTGATCTGCCACGCTATCTGCAGCACTTGCATATTTCCGGAAATCTGCTGTAATTGTGTAGGCGTTTCCGTTCGCGTCCTCTTCTCCGGTCTGCTTCCGGTACTTGCTTACGCCGTCCCAGGTGCTGCCTGGCCAGGTGTTCCCGGACAAGCTGCATTTCATCCCAAAAAAGTTGTTTGCGTTTCTGGCCAGCTCCGTGCTACCGTAACCGGATTCCAGGATTGCCTGCGCCGTTGTTACTGAAGCCAGTACGCCGCTTTTCGCCATGTCTGCCTGCGCCAGTGGCCCCATAAAGCTGATAAATTCCTGCTCTGTCATGTACGTCCCTCCCATAGGAAAAGGCGACCTTACCGGCCGCCCTGCGTGTTGTTATCTGTTCTTTTCAGCTGTGCAATGGCCTGAATTACTTTGTCATATCCGACCATGGAAGCAAGCCAGGACAGCAGCACAAGTGCGATTAAGTATACGGCCATCTTGTCGTTGATCTGCGTCTCCGTCAAAACCATATACCCGGCGCCTACCAGGGCGGACAGCACTACGGCCACGCCGCCGGCCAGAAAATTAGAGTGGTACTTCACTGTCATTTCATCCAGCAGCTTCTTAATGCCCTCGGTAAACAGTCCCGTGAAAATAGATACGATCATCAGTCCCAGTAAAAAAATTTCTAAAGTCATGCTTTTCTCCTTATCCGATACCCTCTCCGGTATCTGTGTTATTTTCCGGCTCAAAGTCGGCCGGATCGTCAGTTTCTGCCTGTCTTATGTTCATGTCGTACACAATGCCGCCCTTGGTGTTCTCTTTTGCGGATTTCTGTGCATACGCCCAAAACACCCCAAACATGGCCGCCGGTACGCCGATCAGTGCGTACAGTGCCGACAAGTCGAAGCGCATCCACATAACAATTTCTGCATAGATCACTATCTCAATGCAAAGACCGTATATAACCGCCATCATAGCCTTGCCCCAGGCCGGTTTCTTCCTGGTGCGTCTCAGTCCCAGCTCGCGCTCTCGGTCACGTACCTGCTGCCTCAGCTGCTGCTCCTCTGCTATCTGATCCAGCTCTTTCATGCGCTTCTCATATTTAATTTTGTTCATTGGTACCGCCTCACTTTCTGCTACCCATCAGCTCTGCGATTTTCGCATCTTCGTGCATTGGAATTACTTCCAGCGCCCTCATTTCAGGTTGTACAGTCGTGTGCATGTGCCCGTCGCCGTTGGCGTTCTCATACTCTTTATGCCAAATATCATCGTCGTGATGAATGAGTC